GAGGACAAAGCCGATTTTCTTTGCCATATCACTCCGTCCGAATGGGAATATATTATTAAAAATAAAAAACGTCATATTCTTTTAGAACTTGCTGAAAATGGTGGTTCTGAAGCTGTGGCTCGTTTGTTTTATCCTGCATATTCTTTTATGAGTTTTGAAGAATTTTATTTTGAATTTATGGATAGAAAAAACCACCCTGACGTTGATATGCCTGAAGTTAATGAATACTCAACGACTGAAACTAGGCATGAAATTATTCATAAAGTTAAGCCTCAACATCAAAATTATTTAACTACCCCAGTAAAAACTGACCAGCGTTCTTTCAATTGGGTTGGTGCTAAAAGAGAAGAAGAAAAAAGGGTTAAAACTGCTGAATTAAATAAACACTTCATCGAAAGAAGGAAAGAATTAGAATAAGTTCGGGCTATCCACCCGAACATCAGTCTTAGTATTAAAAAATTATTATTTCTCTAAGTTTTTTTTTAATCTCCTAAGGCTGATTCCTTCTTTCTTAGCTAGTTTGTTCAGTAGTATTTTTAATTTTTTCTTTGGCATTTTCTAGATATTCCATTAATCCGTTAACTAATTCACTAACAGAGACTTGTCTCTGTAATTCAGCTGATAAAACTCTGCATTCCTGCTTTAAAATTTTGGCATCTTCTACCCTTGCTCTAATACTTTCAGTTTTCATTTTTCCATTCCTTTTCGCTAGTTCATTCCTAATTATATCCTCTTTGTTTCAAAAAACTATTGACACATAAACTCACTTGCAACTAGAATCTGGTTCAAAGTGGTTTAGTGATTCAGTGATTCAGGAGAAAAAAGATGAAAGTACAATTGGAAGTTTTACGCATTAGTGCAGGCAATATGGTCGACACTAAAAGCGGTGACAAAATTGTTTATGCAAGTGCAATTATCCTTGATGAAGACGTAGCAGATGAAATATCAATTGACAGAATTGACGTAGGACAGCAACACGCAAAAGTAAAAATGTCTGTTGAAAATGACAACGTTTTAGCTCGTTCTTTAGCTTCGTCCGGTCAAGTCCCGGGAGTTGTTACTTGTGAAGTAAAAACATCCGTAAAAGCAGGTGGCATTACGATGGAAATTATCGGTTTTGAACCGAAAAAAGTAGCTTAATTTAATGAGCTATCAACAAAATATTGAGCAAGAAGAGGATATTACCTCTTTTTGGAGAGATTATTATATTGATAATCCTCGCAATTCTACCGTTTATAAAAAGCGTTCTGTTTGCCTTTTTTTGTTGTTAATTGTTTTTGTTTCTTTTGATTCATATTCTGCCGAATGTATTTATTTTGACAGAACTGTTTTAAGGGACGCAGGTGATTACCACATTTATTTAGTTGATAGCCCTAGTGGAACTGTTGAGACTCCGCAAACTTGTTCAGGTCATATTGTCATGAGTACTTATGATTTTGGCGTTTTATCTGAAAAGTCTGCCTCAACTGACACTGAAGGATTGCAGAAATTACTGGTGACATTATTTACTTTTGACCCAGAGATTTTTGGAATAATTGAAGGCGCTTTTATTATCGCCTTTTTAACGTCTTATTTTACGGGTCGCATGGTTCGTACGATGGGGAAACACTCTTAATATATAGGTCTTAAAATGAATAAAACTTTAACTTGGAAAGGTAAAACAGTAGCGGCATTAACTGCAATGGGTACAACTTCTTTAGCTTTTGCTTCTGATCAAACCACAGCAATTGCAACCGCTTCAACTGAAGCAACAGCAAACAATACAGCGGTTATAGCGGCTGTTATTTCCTTAGCTATTTTAGGCTTTGGCATTGGCTCATTACTTGGTTGGTTTAAAAAGTAGTGGTCTTAACAGTACTAATAGCCTGCACTTTTTACTATTGCATGGTAGAGGGTTTTAGTTCTGGAATTAGAGTCTCTTAGGAGGCTTTTTTTTTCCTTTTTTTTTAGGTGTTAATTGTGATTTATAAAGTATTGTTTTTTTTATCTCTTATCGCTTTAAGTTTTAGCGCTTCATCTAGTTCTTATAATTATCGAGGCACTTATTGCGGAAATTCTGCTGATATGTGTTTTGCTTATCTTCAGTCTATTCAAAAAGATGGTGCTCACACTGTTACTAGTTACTTTATTTATTCAACTAAAAAATATGAAGATGGTTCTATAAAATACATAAAAACTTCTTGGATGGCTTATGGTAATCAACAAAGATATGGACAGTTTGACAGAGTGACGAGTAATAATGATGCTGATTGTAAAGATTCTCCTACTTGTTTCGCATTAGCAAAATTCGACTGTACTTCTCAAAATAAGACGATAGCTGCTTTTCAATTTAATAGCCCTGAAGATTTTTCCTATTCTTGTGACACACCTGTCGACCCTGTTAAACAATGTGAAGAACAGGTAATACAACAATGCTCTTCAAATTTAGGTTTTGCTAGCTCAAGCTATGAAGACGATGGTAACGGAAATCAAACATGCTCAGGAACTTGTAACGACGGAACAGCCGCAACCGAACCTGAAGAATGTACATTATTTAATAATTACTGTGATGAACCTCAAGACGATAGTGTAATAGTTGGCAATACTGGCACCAGTGTTTTACCTCCAACAACAGGAACTCCTGATCCTACAACTGATACAGGTTATACCCCTGATGGAACGGCTGACCCCACTGCTCCTTTATCAGCTTTACAAGGTGATACTTTAATTAATGAAGTTATAAAATCTAGAAATAAAAACGAAAAAGTTTTAGTTGATAATACTGTCAGTACTAACCAGACAATTGTTGAGAAAACAGATGATGTTGCACAAGCTATCTTGGATTCTGGTAATTCAACCATTGATGCAATAAATGCTCAAGCTCCTTTTTATGATGGAAATATTGTTGATGCTATTAACAATTTGAGTGGTGTTGGTTCTGGAAGTGCTGCTGAAAATCCTATGGATGGAATTACTTACACCCCTCAATCCTTAGGTGATGTTCAAACCCCATTGCATACATTGTTTAATGCTCAAGCTATATCAGATATAGATGCTCAAACTTTAGTAAAGCAAGGTCAAGTTTCTGAACTATTAACAGCAACAAAAAACAATTTAATGTCTTATTTTTCCGTTAATGCTACGAGTTCTTATTCCGTTGAGAATTTAACTTTAGCAGGTGGCTGGGGGACTCATAATATTTCAATTTCTCGTTTTGCAGAAAATTATTTATCCCTTAAATCCATAATAATAATGCTAGCTACGCTAGGTGCTTTTTTTATAATTCTAGGGGGTGTTAAATCATGATTCGATTAATTACTTTTTCTATTTTTATGCTCTTCTCTTTTTCTGTTTTTGCTTCAGATACTTCTATTAGTTTTTCAGGTTTCTTTGAAGATGTAGCTAGTTTTTTTAATGGTATTTGGTTTTTTTTAACCGTTGAAATACCAACTGCAATTACTAACTTTTTTGTATGGTTAATTTCTTGGCTTATTTTTTTAAAATACACAATGTTTTTACATGCTATTGAGTTTGCAAGTCAGATAGCTACTTCTTTTCTGGATCTTGTAGAACTTAATTCAATGATTAATTTAGCCGTTGCTGATTTACCTTCTGATGTTCGCTCTGTCCTTGTTGACGTTGGTTTTTTTGAGGGTCTAACCATCCTTATCGAGGCTGTTATTACACGTTTTGTTTATAACATGATTACTTTTTAATTAAGGGGTTTTAGATGTCTACTGAGATTTACCATGGTCCTCCAGGTTCTTACAAGTCCTCTACTGTTTTATGGTTTCGTCTTCTTGATGCTTTACGTCAAGGTCGTGTGGTTATTACTAATTTACAGGGCTTAAAAACTATAGATGAAATTCAATTTGAATTAGGTGAGATTTTTCCTGCAACAGCAAAAATTTTTCGTATTTCTATAGGTCATGACCGCGGTTTAAATTTGATGCGTAATTTTTATCAATGGATGCCTATCGGGGCATTTATTTTTATTGATGAAGTCCAAGATGTTTATCCAAATGATAAAACTTTCAAAGCTCATGATTACGACAATAAAGGAGAAGGTTATTTTGACTCTCAATTGCCTGTTGAGCTTGTCGAGCTTTACCATAAAGAGCAGAGAGAAATTAAAGATAATGTTGATTTGAATGAATATCTTGATGATGTTGGCGAGTCACTTTTTGATGAACGGGGATATTTAAGATACCCAAGAACTATGCGTGAATGCTTCATGAGGCATAGACATTACAACTGGGATATTATCTTTGCAACTCCAGATATTAAGGAGGTTATTGGCTTTGTTCGTAGTGCAACCGAAAAGGGTTATGCTCACGTTTCAAAAGATGCAATCCCGATTAAATATTTTAAGCGTAGACCTCGCGTATTAGAACACCCACCAAAAGAAAATGGTATGTCTGTTAAAAAAGGCGATATCACAACTCATAGGAAAATACCTCTTGATGTTTTTAAACTTTATAAGTCCACTGCAACGGGAAAAAATACTAAATCAGGCGCAGGTGGTTCACCTTTTGATTGGCGCCACAAAATCGGTCTCGCTTTTGTTGTCGGTTATATCGTTTTTCTTATCAATTTTTTCACTGATGGTGATGATACTAAAGAAGTGTTATCGGGTGATAAAATACCTAATATTCAAAAAGTTGATAATCAGAAAACTTTACCGAAAAATAAAGTTAATAATAAAGAGAACTCTCCACTTCCTATTAAGGATAATGGGGAAAATACTTCTTTTGTTGCTCGTCATGGTTCTGTTTCGGAGCTGTTTGCGAATGATAATAATGTAAACCTACCTTATAACGCTCAATCTATGCACTTAACGGGTCTTGTAACCGAGAGTTTGAGTAAAAACAATATAAAGCGTCATTATATTTTTAATCTTCTTGTAGACGGTTACAGGCACTCTATAACTTCAGATGATTTGTATTCTTTGGGTTATAAGGTTTTTTATAAGTCTGATTGTTTGGTTGAATTGCGAGCCGAACATTCTTCAAATTTTGTCTATTGTGAATTGAAAAAAAGAGATGAAACACCCGTTCAGAATGATGAACTTAATAGCGCTGTTAGGGATTCTTCTCTAGTAGCTTCACTTGGTTAATGTAGGTTTTTAATATGAAAAGTTTAAATAAAGAAGTTGGTAATATTGGTTTGGTTCTTGGTTTTGTTGTTTGCATTGCTATTGGTTATTACTTTGGAGTATCACATTCTTTTTCAGCAGTTTCTGAGGTGTATAACCACTAATCGGTACCATTTAAAAATAACCTGGGGGAAAATAACTCATATTTTGGTACCATTTTGCTTTACATTTTTAATTTATAAGCTTAAAATGGTACCATATTCACTTATGGAGTTATAAAATGTTAATTAAAATAAACAATAGTACAGAAGAGTTTTCAGAGCAGGTTGAAAGGTTAAAGGTTCGTTTTAATGTTTCAACTTCTAGTGGTGCCGCCCTTCAGTCAATCCTGAGATTTTGTGAATTAGAGGAGCGTTACGATTCTTTAAAATCTAAGTATGAAGATTTGAATGCTGAAGTTAATGAATTGCAAGATAGTTTATTGGCTAAGTCGGAAGCAGAAACCATTATCCACAATTTTTCTATGAGAACACCTGATTTTTGATTTTTTTGGTACCACTTTTGTTTCCAGGATTGAAACCGGTAAGCTGTTTTTGGTACCAATTATTTTTTTTAAGCATCGCAGATATAAACTTCTTTGTTTTCAAGTTAGCAAATTAGCTTGCGATTTTTGGGGAGTATTTACAGGTAAGCGAGAAATATATCAGAGGGCTGATTGGCGTAAATTGATAACAACTAGTTAAACACAATAACTAAATTTTTTTAATTTCCTCCATTGCCATCCTGCTAAACTTCTCTTTTTTCTTAAAATACATTACTATATTTTGAGCAAAAAAATGGGTTGAACGTCCGCGAAAACATTCAACCCTTTGTCTTTTTGCTTTTAAACCACCAACCACGACGATTTAGAGCAGACAAATGAATTATATTGATAAAACAGCAGTTAATCAAGTAGGGTGCGCACAAGCGACGACGACGGCGAAGCCTGAGCAAGGAGGAGAAGCGCGGGGCGCTCTCGGTAATGCTACGAAGTTACGAACACCCCCCCTTAAAACCGACTCCTCAAAAAGTTACTCTGTAACGGATTTCACCACGGGTGAAATTGAAAATATTGGTGTGTTACCAAAGAAGCAAGCAATTAACCTCGCTCGACAAGTTCGATATCAATTACAAGATACCGCGAGAAATATTCTTTTCGGTTACTATGGCTCTGACGTTCGCGTAAATGCTAAAGGCTATGAAGTTCATCATAGAACTTGCAGTTGCACCCGTTTCAGGAGTGGTGTAACAACTCAAATTGTAAAATCAAAAACTAATGGTAAGGCTTTTTATTCTGGCTTGATGAATTGCGCAAATTCTAGAACATGTCCCGTTTGCTCCGCAAAAATATCCGAAAGAAAATCGAATGAAATGCGTATGGCTTTTAATATTGCTCGTGCAGAAAAACTCAATATTTCTATGTTAACCCTTACCGCTCCACATAATTCAGGCGATAAAATAGAAGATTTAAAAGTTAAGATTTCTGATGCTTTACAGCGCTTCTGGAGAGGAAAGGCGGCTAAAAGTTTTAAAGATAGATTTGGTGTTATTGGTAACATACGATCTTTTGAAGTTCGTCATGGTTCTAATGGTTGGCACCCTCATTTTCATATTATTATTTTTAGTAAAAAGCCCTTACCTTTAACGGCTCGCAGTAAATCTGGCAAACCATCAAAAAATCAATCTGAAGAATGGACGAAACTTTTAACCCGTTGGAAAAGTGCTTGTAAATTGTCTGATTTAGATTGTCCTAATGAGTACGGAATGGATATTCAAAACGGTGCTTTTGCAGGTGAATATATCTCTAAATTTGGGTCTGATGATGAATTTTTAACAACGGCTACAGGTAAAAAAGTTACTTGGGATATGGCTGACGAAATGACCAAAGGCAACACAAAAACAGGTCGAAAAGGCTCTAAAAGTCCTTGGGATCTATTGAGTGATGCAACCGAAGCTGAAACCAAAGAAGAGCGTACAGACAACAGAATTTTATTTTTATTTTATGCTAGAGCAATGCAGGGGGTTAACTTGATTAGATGGTCGAAAGGTTTAAGAAAATATTTTGATTTAGATGCTGATGTATCTGACGAAGAAATTTTAAAACAAGAAGAGGACAAAGCCGATTTTCTTTGCCATATCACTCCGTCCGAATGGGAATATATTATTAAAAATAAAAAACGTCATATTCTTTTAGAACTTGCTGAAAATGGTGGTTCTGAAGCTGTAGCTCGTTTGTTTTATCCTGCATATTCTTTTATGAGTTTTGAAGAATTTTACTTTGAATTTATGGATAGAAAAAATCATCCAGATGTAGATATGCCAGAAGTTAATGAATATTCGACGACTGAAACTAGGCACGAAATTATTCATAAGGTTAAGCCTCAACATCAAAACTATTTAACAACTCCAGTAGAAACTGACGAGCGATCTTTTAATTGGGTAGGTGCAAAAAGAGATGAAGAAAAAAGAGCTAAAAGCGCTGAACTTAATAAGCATTATATGGAAAGAAGAAAAGAACTAGAGTAATAAGTTCGGGGTGGGGGCTTCCCGAACATTCAAAAAAATCAGCTATTTTTCAAGATTTTTCTTTAATCTTCTGTAGCTGATTTTTTCTTTCTTAGCTAACTTCACCAGTAGTATTTTTAATTTTTTCTTTGGCACTTTCTAGGTACTCCATTAATCCATTTACCAATTCACTTACAGGCACCTGTCTTTGTAGTTCTGCTGACATAACCCTGCATTCCTGTTTCAAGATTTTCGCATCTTCAATCCTTGCTCTAATACTTTCAGTTTTCATAATTTCCATTCTCTTTTTAGCTAGTTCATTTCTAATTATATAGCTTTTGATACAAATAACTATTGACACAAGATCTCACTTGCAACTAGAATCTGGTTCAAAGTGATTTAGTGATTCAGTGATTCAGGGGAAAAAAATGAAAGTACAAATGAATATTTTACGCATTAGTGCAGGCAACATGGTCGATTCTAATAGCGGTGAAAAAATAGTTTATGCAAGCGCAATTATTCTTGATGAAAACGTAGCTGACGAAATATCTAGTGATCGTATCGACGTAGGACAGCAACATGCGAAAGTAAAAATGTCTGTTTTACAAGATAACGTTTTAGCTCGTTCTTTAGCATCATCCGGTTTAGTTCCTGGTCTTGTTGATGTTGATGTAAAAACGGCTGTAAAAGGTGGTGGCGTAACGATGGAAATAATCGGTTTCTCACCTAGAAAGGCGGCTTAATAATAATGTCTGTTTGTGCTGTAGCTGATGGTAGCGGTTTTTTAAAAGTTGCGGCTGAAACGGAATGTACCGAATTTGTTTTAATGACGCAGGTTGAATTTGTAAATTTACAATCTGGTTCATTGCAACAAATGCAGGAACTTTTAAGCGTCTTATTTGCGTTTGACACTGAGGTTTTTGCAATCGTTGAAACGGCTTTAATTTTAGCTTTTTTAACTTCTCACTTTGCCGGACGCGTTGTGCGCTGGTTAGGTAAATAAAACTCTTAATAATTTGGAAAATAATATGAAAACTTCACAAAAATTAGTTTTAGTCGGTTCTACTCTTGTTGCTTCTGTTGGTGCTAATGCGGCTGACTTAACAACTCAAATCGGTACTGCTTCAACTGAAGGAACTGGCAACGTAACTGCTGTAATTGCGGCTGTAATTGCAATTGCTATCCTTGGTTTCGGTGTAAATGCTGTACTTGGTTGGTTCCGTAAGTAAAAAATGGTCATTTCCATTTTGTTTGCCTGTTGCCTCTATTACGCAATGATAGAAGGATTTACATCAGGTATCAGAGCGTCTTAATAGGGCGCTTTTTTTTTACTTGGTGACTTATGAAATATATTTTTTTATTGCTTATAACCCTTTTCAGTTTTAGTTCTTCAGCTTCTTATTTAATTGGCACTGGTGTTGATACTAGTTGTTCAATGTATCCAGATAATAAATCTCTTTTAACGAACCATAAATTTAGAACGAAAGATGAAATGTTTGCGGCTGTAACTTCAGTTATGTCTGGTTCTTCTTATTGTAGTGGCTATCAATATATTCAGCTTTCCACTTGGCAAAATGGGAAAATTGCCGTTCTTATTGGTTCAAATGGTACCCATAGAAAAACAATAACTTTTAATTATGGTGGTTCGGCAGGTTGTAACTTTGATGATTGCCAAGAGATCGCTCAAGACAAATGTGAATCTGCTAATGTCGACCTAAAAGATTTTTCATGGACTCCTGAAAATAGTGGTGATTATACTTACGAATGTGGCTCACCTCCTGAGCCCGAACCAATAGCCAACAATGAAGAATGTACCACTATGGCTCAAAACCAATGTTTCTCACATAATGGTTTAACATCTTCAAATTTTACTGATAATGGTGATTCAACTTTATCCTGTGATTTTATATGTAATGACGGTACAACTGGAGATAAAAACGGCTCACTTGCTAATGCTCCTGATGGTTTATGTAATCCTGCCGATCCAAATGATTTAGCTGATTGTGATGTTGCTGATACTGCTGACCCAAATTGTGTTTTTGGTTGTGGTGATGCTTACACACCTACAAGTACAACCGATATTCCTTATGTAGCTGATGGAACAACAACGGCTGATGGAACTGGAAACGATGGTATTACAACGACTCAAGGTGATGTGTTAATAAACGAGGTTATCAACCTTAGAAATTCAAACGCTGAACAAACCATTGTTGCTAAAAATGCTGTTGTTGATGCTGTTAATTCTACTAATTCAATTTCCAAATTAGACGAAGTTATAAGCGCTATTCAAAGTAGCTCTGGTGGTGGTTCCACTGGTGGTAGTTTTGATGATTCTGGAATGATTAATTCAATTAATAATAGTGCGGCTTCAGGAACTACTAATTCTGAAAATATTGTTGCGGCTATCGAATCTAATTCACTTGAAAATACTGGAGCAGGAACTTTGACGCGTTACGGCTCAGGTTCTTTTATCACTTCGTTTCTTGACCAAACCGAGGTAAACACAAAAATTGCAGGGGCTGAAATTACTTTAAAGGAAAATATAAATTCTTATAAAACTAGTTTAATGGCTAAATTTAATTTGACTGTTACGGGTAGTGGTTATCAGCAAACGAATCTTGTTTTATCTCAGGGGACTTATGATATTTCATGGTCGCGGTTCTCTCAGTATTTTGCTTCTATCGGTGCGATTTTGTATGCACTCGCTTCTTTAATTTCCTTATCAATAATTTTTCAAGGGCGTATGTAATGAGAATTTTATTTATTATTTTTGTGCTGCTCTTTTCTAGCAGTTCATTTGCAGGTGGTTTTACTGATTCTGTAGCAAGTTTTTTTGGCTCGATGTGGGAATATTTAACAATTGATATTCCGCTTTTTCTAAAGAATTTTTTAACGTGGTTATTGCAATATATTATATTGGCAAAAGTTACTTCAATGATTTTCTTTAGTCAGTTTGCTTACACTATAGCTTCAACTTTTATTGATAATTTATCTTTGGTTGATGTCATTCAAACTTCAATTGGTTCCCTTGATTCTGACATAGTTCAGACACTTATAGACGTTCGTTTTTTTGATGCTTTCACTTTGATTATGGAAGCGTTTGTTACTCGTTACATTCTTGATTTTATGAAATGGTGATCTAATGGCTACGAAAATATTCCATGGTGCTCCGGGTTCTTATAAATCGTCTACCGTTTGTTGGTTTGAATTACTTCCTGCTTTAGTGGCTGGTCGTTTAGTCGTAACTAACTTACAAGGTGTAAAGACGATTGAAGAAATCTCAAGAGAATTGAATATTGTTTTTCCTGCTTCAGCTCGTTTAGTTCGTATCTCTTCAAATAACGATTTAGGTCGTGAATTGATACGTAATTTTTTTCATTGGTTGCCAATTGGCGCTTTTATTTTTATTGATGAAATACAAGATATTTATCCAAATGATCGTAGTTTTAAAGCTACTGATTATGATTATAAATCAGAGGGGTTTTGGGATGATAAATTGCCTCCAGAGGTTAAAGCGCTTTACCATGAAAAACAAAAATTAATAAAATCTTTGGTCGATATTTCAGAGTTTGAAGATGATATTGGTTTAAGTATTTTTGATGACCGAGACTACATAAAATACCCACCTACATTGCGCGAGTCGTTTATGCGTCACCGTCATTATAATTGGGATATTGTTTTAGCTACTCCTGATATTAAAGAAGTTTCTGGATTTATTCGTTCGGTTTGTGAGGCGGCATTTGCTCATACTTCAAAGGATTCCGCTCCCTTTCCGTATTTTAAAAGACGTCCTAAAGTTTTGGAACATTTACCCAGTGGTAACGGTACCGTAACGAAAAAAGGCGACATTGTTACTAATAGGAAAATTCCTCTTGATGTATTCAAAATCTACAAATCAACAGCAACCGGACAAAACACAAAATCTGGAGCGGGTGGCAGTCCCATTACTTTATCTATCATACTTGGTGCGGGTGTTTTTGTTGCCTGTGTCGTTTTTATTATTTATATATTCTTCTTTCGCACTAGTCACATCGAAAATAATAAAATTGCCTCCATTCCCGTTTTTGATAAAACATCTCAAAACGGTTTTAAAGTTCCTCCTAAAGATATTCAAAAAGATATTCATTCTCCTGTTGGTCGTGTCACTCCTAAGACTTTGTTTGAGGATGTTGGTTCTTTAACTTTGCCCTATAGCGCTGATGCTATTTATCTAACGGGTATCAATAAAATTTATAGATTAGGTAAAAGGGTTACGGCTGAATATGTTTTTTCTGTCCATATTGGTACAGATGAATTTTCGGTTAATAGTTCTGATTTGGTTGTTATGGGTTATAGGATTTCTTTTAAAAGTGATTCTGTAGTTAGTTTGTCTGATGGTGTTAATTCACGTTTAGTTTTTTTTGCTCCAGTTAAATATGAGAAACCTGAACGTGACGTTTCACCCTCTTTTTTAAATGATAAGGAAAGTAATAATGAAGAAATTTCTGAGTGATAATAAAGATAATTTATTAATTTTTGTTGCCTGTGCTGTTTGTATTTGTATGGGGTTTTTTATCGGTGTTGATAATGCTCTTGATACGGCTAGAGCTTTACGTTTTGGTACTAATTAAAAATAACCTGGGGGAAAATAATTGATATTTTGGTACCGAATTAACTTTACTTGTGGTTCGCATCTGTTAAAATGGTACCAGATAATCAATTAAAGGGTTAAATTATGTTAGTTAAAATTAATAATGATACAGAAGAGTTTTTAGAAGAAATAGAAAAGTTAAAATCTCGCTTTAATGTTGGAACTTCTAGTGGTGCGGCTTTGCAGGTTATTTTAAGGTTTGCCGATTTAGAACAAAGATATGATTTATTGAAATCTAAACATGAAGATTTAAATGCAGAGGTTAATGAGTTACAAGATTCTTTGTTAGCTAAATCTGAAGCAGAAACGATAATTCATAATTTTGCTATGAGAAATCCAGTTTTTATAGATTAGTACCAAAAAAAAATCTATAGGCTGACGAACGGAGTTGGCCGTAAAATTTAGTGGTACCATTTTTGTTTCCAGGATTGAAACCGGTGAACTGTTTTTGGTACCAATTACTTTTCTTAAGCATCGCAGATATAAACTTTTTTGTTTTCAAGTTAGCAAATTAGCTTGCGATTTTTGGGGAGTATTTACAGTTAAGCGAGAAATATATCAGAGGGCTGAATGCTGTTAATTGATAACCAGTAGTTAAACAAAATGACTAATGATTTTTAATTTTCACCTTTGCCATCCTGCTAAACTTCTCTTTGTTCTTTAAATACATTATTATATTTTGAGCAAAAAAATGGGTTGAACGTCCGCGAAAACATTCAACCCTTTGTCTTTTTGCCTTAAATCACCAACCACGACGATATAGAGCAGACAAATGAATTATATTGATAAAGTATCAGTTAATCAAGATAAGTCCCAAGAAAAGCGCGTACAAGCGACGACGACGGCGAAGCCTGAGCAAGGAGGAGAAGCGCGGAGCGCTCTCGGTAATGCTACGAAGTTACGAACCCCCCCCCTCGAAACAAACTCATCAAAAAGTTTCTCTGTTACGGATTTCTCCACAGGTGAAATACAAAATGTTGGTGTGTTACCAAAGAAGCAAGCAATCAATCTCGCTCGACAAGTCCGTTATCAATTACAAGATACAGCGAGAAATATTCTTTTCGGTTACTACGGCTCAGACGTTCGCGTAAATGCAAAAGGCTATGAAGTTCATCATAGGACTTGTAGCTGTACCCGTTTTAGAAGTGGTGTAACAACTCAAATTGTAAAATCAAAAACTAATGGTAAGGCTTTTTATTCTGGCTTGATGAATTGTGCAAATTCTAGAACATGTCCCGTTTGTTCCGCTAAAATTTCAGAACGGAAATCGAATGAGATGCGTATGGCTTTTAATATCGCTAGAGCAGAAAAGCTAAATATTTCTATGTTGACTCTTACGGCTCCACATCATTCAGGTGATAAAGTAGAAGATTTAAAAGTAAAAATTTCGGATGCTTTACAGCGTTTTTGGAGAGGAAGTCCAGCTAAAAAATTCAAAGAAAAATTTGGCATTATTGGCAACATACGATCATTTGAAATCCGTCATGGTTCTAATGGTTGGCACCCTCATTTTCATATTATTATTTTTAGCAAAAAGCCTTTACCTTTAACGGCTCGTACTAAATCTGGTAAGCCTTCAAAAGTTCAACATGATGAATGGACAAAAATTTTAACTCGTTGGAAAAGTGCTTGTAAATTGTCGGGTTTAGCTTGTCCTAATGAGTATGGGATGGATATTCAGAACGGTGCTTTTGCAGGTGAATATATTTCTAAATTTGGGGCTGATGATGAATTTTTAACAACGGCTACAGGTAAAAAAGTAACTTGGGATATGGCTGACGAAATGACCAAAGGCAACACAAAAACAGGTCGTAAAGGTTCTAAAAGTCCATGGGATTTATTGAGTGATGCAACTGAAGCCGAAACTAAAGAAGAGCGCACAGATAACAGAATTTTATTTTTATTTTATGCTAGAGCAATGCAGGGGGTTAACTTGATTAGATGGTCGAAAGGTTTAAGAAAATATTTTGATTTAGATGCTGATATATCTGACGAAGAAATTTTAAAACAAGAAGAGGACAAAGCCGATTTTCTTTGCCATATCACTCCGTCCGAATGGGAA